GGTGCTACAGGAACAGCAATATTAATAAACTTATTTACGGGTGCTATTGCCATTTATTTCAATGCTAATATCAGTGGTGTTAATTGTGCTTGTATTGCTCTGTTAAAATCCCTTCCTCGTATTGTAGACGTAGTTTGATCAATTGTCAATCCGTCACCAATTCTAAAATTACCTTTTTGATCCGTACTTGTGAAAGGAACTTGACCACCATTAATGGCAACAACTTCATTTTCTGGTATTGGTTTTCCAGCCTGGAATGGGTTAGCTGTATTTATATCTGTACCAGCACCTATGTATTCAAACGAATGTGAACTGGTAATAATCCTACTCAACCTTACTAACTCTACCTTAGTACCAGCAGTTACAGCATATGGGATAAACTCATTAAAAGTTATTGTAGTCTTTCCTCTATCTGGTAATACTGTAGGGGTTTCAGTTGCTTCATCAACAGTAAATAATATAGGATCCATATTTGCTTCAGCAGTTGCTGACCCACCACCAGATATAGTAATTATACACTCTTGCTCTTTAGTATTATCTCTGGTAGAAGCATCATTATTTACTGGTAAGAAATTTCTACCACTAGCAATTACATCAATTGATTCAATTCTACCATCTTCAGTTATATTTGGAGAAAACTCAGCAAAAATTGCTTCTGGACCTCTAGGTAAAGTAGCAGTAACAAGTGGTGGAGCAGAAGCACTATACTCACCAGCATTACCACCATTTGTTACTTCAACAGACCTAATAAATTCTAATGGTTTAGTTACAGTTCCACTATATGAAGGTAAAACATCTTGATATGTACTTAAATCTAAATGAAAATATGCTCCCTGACCATCAAATGGTGTTCTATATCTTCTGGGACTATTAAAATCTTTACATTCCAATAATTTAACACTATCAGATTCCCCACCAATAGCTTCCTCAGTTGTTCCATCAAATTCAACAGCACCAACACCATCAGCAACTAATCCAAAAATACCAAATGATGAGTTAGAGTTTGTAAGGTCACATTGTCCACCAGAGGTACAACCAATAGCAATCTTATTTCCAATAGTGAAAATAGAAACTAATTGAGCATATCCATTATTAGAAATAGAAACACCAATACCTGCCTCATTATATTGGGTGAATGAATCACACACCATACTCTTCAAATCTTGTCCAAGATCATTTGTTGGACCATAAGAAGCATCTACATGACGACCATTAATCTTCATACCAATACTACCTGACATAAAGTTAGTACAGTTTCTAATATAAGGACTCTTATATCTACCCGTTGATCCCTCATTTGCTGGTCCAGCAACAGTATATCCTGATACTGCTCCAAAAAATTCACCAGTATTAATATCTGCTGATGTTGGTGGGAAAGCAACAGCACCCATCTTTCCATCATGATTCGTTGCTACACCATTTGAACCATGAAAACTTAAATTCTGTATTAAGCAACCACGCCTGACATGGAAAACATCTTTATTAATATTAGAAGGAACAACACTAACCAATCTAAGATCTTCTCCAGTTACAGTAACATTATCCCTCAATCCAATAGGATTATTTTCAGTATAAACACCAGAACGAACTTTAATTGTATCACCTTCTTGTGCTACCGCTGCAGCAGCACCTATAGTTGCCATAGCATCACCTTCTAGCAATCCAGTATTGGTATCATCACCATCCTTTGTTACCCAAAAAGTATTCTTAGTTTCTACACCAGAAGGTCTCCATTTTACACCATCTGCATATGCGGATAATCTCCAATCATTCTTAGTTTTACTAGAATCATATCCAGTTTTATTAATTTTATCAATTAAGAAACTTTCTAATTCTAAAGTACCAATAAGTTTTGTATTCTGACCTACATTTAAGTTCTTTTCAATACCAACACCACCTTCAGTAACTATAGATCCAGTATCTTTGTCATTTGATTGAGTAGCATCATCAACAGTTACCTTTCCACCAATATGTACCTTTTTAACAACACCTAAACCACCATCAATCTGAACAGAAGCATTTGTAGGACTAGTGGCATCATTACCATCATTGAATGTGGTAAGACCGTCTACATCTAAAGTAGAATTTAAAGTTGTACCACCATCTACATCTAATGCAGCGTTTAAAGTTGTATTACCATCTACATCTAGTGTAGCATTTAAAGTTGTAGCACCGTCAACATCTAGTTTAGCATTTAAATACGTATCACCATCAACATTTAACTGAGAATCAAAATCAACATTACCAGTAGCATGAACTTCTCCAGTTATATCTAAATCAGCGTTTGGACTATTATTATTAATACCGACCTTAGTCATCCTATAGATGTCAGTTCCATTGTGACCCCAGAAATCCTGTGTCTGCACATCGCAGATCATTGTTGGATTATTTGGATTTGGTATTGGAATTAAATTATCTACACCAATACCTTGACTGTTAACTTGTTTATAATTCCAAACAGTAAATAACTGAGCAGCACTATTATTAGGTAGATAAACACCCTCATCTTGGGCATACATACCATCAAGACTTAAAGGAGATGCTTGTATCCAACGAATACCATTTACATCCTGATTCATGTAATATCCATTGACACCTGGTGAATCAGCAGAGTCAATTATATTCCTATCAATCTTGACCGTTCCTTCTACATCAAGTTTTATTGGACCATCATTAGCAACACTATAACCAGGTATATTACCAGGATCTGTACTACCAATACCAACAATACCCGTTTCAGTTACAACAAAAGAATCATCCTTTTCACCAACTTGCAGACGTTGGTATGGTTGTGTTGTTCCAATACCTACTGAAGTAACTCCAGTATTAGAATCTTGTGCTAAAATAAATGATTTTTCTCTTACTCCAACCTGCACTTTACCATCAGGCAGACTAGTCCCTATACCAACTCTACACTCTTCAGTAACTGTTATACATTCATCACCAATCTGGAATTTACCATCAGGTTGTGTTGTCCCAATACCAATACCACCCGTATCAGTAACAATAAGAGCAGAATAAAGGGGATCAATTGGCATTTCTGGATCAAGACCCACACCACCAACAGATACCTGCAATCTACCATCAGGTTGTGAAGTTCCTATACCTACTCGACCTGGTATCTGCCCATCATCTTCATATTTTTCTGATGATATAGCGGTAAGAACAGTACCACCAACACCAACATTAAATCTTTGCTTTACTGTTAAATATTCTGAATATAATTCCCCATCAATATAAACATCTTTCTTAAAGAAAGCGTCATCAGTAACTATTAATTTACCAACTTCTAATTCTGTTAAACTATCAACACTTAAAGCAGAACCAAATACATCAGCATAAAGTGTGCCATAAACATATACATCATCATTAAATTCTACTACACCACCGTTTTCACCATCACCAACAACGTTGGTAGTAGCACTATCCTCATACGACGGATTACCAGGATACCTTTCCTTCTCTTGTGTCATGATATCAACCCACCAGATGGAATTTTATCAATACCAAGTTTACTACCTCCGTATACTTGACCTAAAAATGTAACATCTCTAGGTGCTAGATTACCTCTTAAAGCATCACAATCTGCTACGTTTGATTTAAGTAATATTCTATTTCCAGCTTTAATAGTTACATTATTACCTGCAACTAGATCCATATCCTCATCAGCATCTACCACAATCTTCTTCCCTCTTATCTTCACCTCACCATTCTGTTGTGCTGTAATCCAAACATCACCATTCTTACCAATAATATTAATATTAACTCCACCAGATTCATCCTCTTGTCCACCAACTATTTCAATTGCTTGATCATTATAAATGTGATAAAGACCACCATTTGCCATGCCAACAATGCTTTTATCACCATTAGCAGTTTGAGCAAACAAATCATAAACTATAGATCCATTGATTCCCATCTCAGGATTAGCAGATTCTATCCTAAAATGTGGACCAAAAGAAAGATACTGTCTTTGTTGCCAATTGGTTGGTCTATCTGACATATTCTAATACTATACCCTTTTATTTATTTCAACTAATACAGTCGATAACTTGCTTAACTTCTCCCTGATAAGTAGGCTTAACTTTGAAAGCAGGTTTTAATACAGCACCATATCCAGTAGAAGTATTAACTTGTAATAAAGGCATCTCTGTAATTTCCTTCTGATTTAATAATGTATTATCAGGTGAAAGAACATTTACAATATGTCCTTTTCCATCCACAACAATGTTATATTCATTATCACCATCAGTAACAGTATCATCTTTATCATAATCTTGTCCAGGATTAATAATAACAACATGATCTATCACAACAGGATCTTGATCTTCAGGTATTGGATAACCTTCACCCTCTGATACTACATAAATCTCAGTTACTTGTTGATAAGTAGGAGAATCTTCATCCTGATCTATAATTGCTCTTGCTATAGCACCAACTCCTTTATTACAATTATCAGTTATCTCAACATATGGTGGTGTTGTGTATCCAGATCCACCACTAACTAAATCAATTCCAATAAGACTTCCTACAGCAGCAGCATTTTCACCAACGATAGATCCCATAATTGCTTTACCAAGTGCCTGTGTACCTCCACCACCAAAAATATTAACCTTCAATCCAGCACAATTTAATGGAGGACCAGCATAACATTCCCCAAGTCCACTCTTAAATCCAGGATTACTTACACTTGGATTCAAGAAATCAAACATTCCTAAAGATCCAGAGGCAACACTTATTCCCTGAATACCACCTACAATATCTTCTACAAGTTTATCCGCAGCATTAGCAACTTTTACTATAGCATCAACAGAAACACCAATTATATTTTTAGGACCTTTACCAATTGTCCATTCTCCAGTCTTCTTATTAAATGTTGGTTCTGAAGTATCACAAGTTAAAGCACCAACTAATCCCATCAATCCCTCTGCCTTACCTCTAAGAAAACCACCTATATCAAATCCACCCATAAAACCAAGAAGTCTACCTACTCCTCCCATAACTCCACTCATCGCATTAGTGATTCCACCTACAATAGAATTAAATAAACCTCCAACAAATTGATCAGCAATACAAGAAACAAAATTAGATACATTATCCGCTACACTCTGAAGCAATTGCTTAATTATTCCACCAAGACCATCCATTATTTTAGAAGTAACACAAGGTAATATATTTTGCATAGCTTTAATTGCTGGCATCATTGCTCCCTGTGCTGCAGCACCAGCTCTCTTTGCTATAGAAGTTTTTCCTGTAGCAGATAAAACTTGACCGAAAACAGTTTTATATAATATACCTAATCCACCTTTCAATACAGGTGCTAATCCCTTACTAAAGAGATTATTAGTCATATTATTAACCAATCCCTTAGATATACCTTTAATACTAGATGTGACACCATCTATAAGTTTAGAAACTTTACCAGATATAGCACCAACAGCATCTCCAAGACCACCAGTTATGGATTGAATTTTACTAACAAGATTATTAACTTCTCCACTAATTTTCTGTACTGCAGAAGATTGTGAAGGAGTAGCAGCAACAACAGTAGATCCTATAGCATTATAAGCAGTCCTAGCATCCTCACCAAGTGCGGATAACATTGATGTAGGAACATGTCTTGGAGAAGGTTGAGATTTAGTATTCATCTCATTAGATTCTCTACTTACAATATAAGCACCATCATTCTTTATCTTAGAAGTATATCCTTTAAATGGTTGAAACGGATTTTCAAATGTTTCAGTTATATACGGTTCTGAAGTAAGTGTACCACCAAATACCCCCATTATAACTGGTTGTTGAGCATCATCTCCATCTAAAAAGAATCCAAAAACATTATCTCCTGGTGATAATTTTACACTAGTTGCCCTATTACCTCTTCCAGAACCATCAGTAGGACTTAATAAAACTTGTGCCCAAGGAAGATCGTCATTTTTTAAAGTTGCCTCATCATAAGGATGATATCCAAGAATACGAACCTTAAATCTATTACCTAATCCACCACCATTTAATTGAACTCCTTGTGCTTCTTCAGGTGCAATTTGACCAATCCACCATATAAAACCATCTCTACCTAAAAAACTACTCTTTATTAATGTCTCTTCAATCATTTTTCTTGCTCTCCAAAAGTATCTTTAATTAATTCCAAAGAAGTATAAGATCCATTAGGATCAAAATGATGGCACAATGCCCTAATGATATATAGACCACTTTGCTCAGAATCTTTCTTTTTATCATCTGATACAGTAATCAAAGGAAAAACACATTTAATAGAATTACCTGCTTCCAAATTAGTATTAGAAGGTATTGTCATTGTTAATGTTTGAGTTGTAATAACATTATATCTCATTAAAGATTGTGATTGAACCTTCATAGGATTAGCATTTGGTTCCTTTTTATCTTTCAATTCTTTTGCGGTATCTGTAGGATCAGGATCAAAAGTTCCCCTATCTATAACAGCAGTTAAAAATCTACTAGGAATTTCCCCCAAAGTCTTATCAGCATCTTCTGAAACTGGAGGTAAACTAATTGCTTTTCCTGTAGGTTTTACCTTACCATCATAATCAGAAAATTCAAATACTTTATCCCTATAATTTAATTCAAGAGGATCAAAATACATTCTATAACTACAATATGTACCTCTTTTTAATTTACCAAGCAAATCCTGATTCTCATTAGTATTGTATTTTACAATTCTATAATCATCTTCAGAAATAGAAGAATCAACAACTTCAGTATAAAAATATTCTGTTTCAAATGGATCTTGAGTTACTAAAGAATCGATAGATCTATATTTAAATCCACTAATTGTTTCATAAAAAACATATCCAGCAGTTCCACCGCTACCTTCCTTAGTTTCCTTTCCACCTGGAACGGATTTAGATGCTAACCAAGTTATTAATGAGAATGGTTTTCTCATATTAGCAATAAAATTATACTTATTCTCAGTCTCATCAATATCTAAAGGTTTTTCTGTTTTTAAAGAATCCTTAACTATCTTTTCTATATTTTCAGATATTTTACCAACAAATTTTTTACCAACTCTAGAGGTCTCATTTGTTATAGCCTCTCTAGAAACTAAATTTAACGTAAATATTTCAACCAAAGATGTTCTACTAACATTGGTTATACTAGAAACATACAAATACTTTGCTGGTTCATCAAATTTTAATCCTGGATTATCCTTACTATTTCCAGAAATCTTTAATTCAACCCTTTCACCACCCCTTAAAGGCAATCCATTATAAAGAGATTGTAATTCATCACCATCAGGATTTTTTATAGTTTGACCTGTATTAACAACTAATATCTTTGCAGTAATTGTGGGAGAAAATATATCTTCAAAATACTGAACAGCATTAACAAGAGCAGTTATATCAACCACACGACCAGAGTCTTCTACTGATTGGATACTAATACGTTCAAAAATAGATGGATCTTTTGCTGTCATTAATTTATCTGGAGTATTTTAAATCTTGTAGTATTTTTATCATATTTGTTTCAACCTTTGTGACCACCTGAGATGCTCTTTCAGTAACTGCCATAATAGATGGACTAAGAGTTGAATCATCCACAGGAAATGGTACGAAAATCTCTTTACTTTTTTTATTTGGTTGTAAAGTCATACTTCTTTCAGAATTCCTATTAATAGTATTAATAGTATTTACAAGAACATTTGCTATGGATCTTATATTTTCAGATTCAGATTCCAATAAATCTTCAACCTGATTAACACCAGATTCTATATCTACTGATGTAGCATTACTTTTAAATCTATCAACCTCATTATTTACTGCTGAAACAAAACTCTTAAATGCAAATTCCCACTTACTACTAAGTCTTTGTGCAAACTTTCTATATCTTTCAGTCTGATCTTCAGTAAAATCAATATCCTTAATTGTAGGATGATATGACATAGAATTTATTATATTAAAAAATTCTTCTCCCAAATCATTAACAACAGGTGAAGTTATAACATATTCACCAGAAGTTAACCAAGCAGGTATGGTATCATACCCAACTTTAACCTTTTTAGCTTTAACTGGTCCACCAGTATTCATTTTCAATTCAGTAGGAAACATTTTAACAGTTGGTTGAGGTTTTGAAATCTCAGTAGATTTTTCACTAGGTTCAACCAAACCACCTTTATTCATACCCTCACCTTCTGGTGGTGCTTCACCCTTTTGCCATAATATTTTCTTAATCATATTAAATCCATATGTTAAAGGATCTGTTAACATTTGTAGGGATTCCTCAAAAGCATCAAGTAACTCACTAAATCCAGAAACAACTCTTGACATATTATCTTCAAGTTCACCCTTCAAAGTAGTAAAATCAGCAGTGAATAATGATTTTGAAATTGCCACCAAAGATCCACCAAATCCCCTAAGAATATTAAAAGTTCCTGAAAGATAGTCCTTAAGAACTAGGACTAATCTACCCATTGTCTTCATTAATGTAGCAGCACCTTTTACAATTGATGGCAAATATTTGAGACCCCAACCAAGAAAAAGAATACCAAAGAAATCCATTATTCTACCTAAGAATCCCTTAGTACTACGAGTACGTATTTTACCAGTAGTTTTAACTACTCCAGTGATAGTAGAAGCTTCTATAAGATCTTCGTTATCTCTTCTTCTTATAGCTTCTCTTCTTTTTCTAAAAAATCTATCATCATCTTTAATTAACCTATTTTTAAATTTAACACTCTCATTAGTTGCTTCTACCAAATCTTCAGTATTCTTGGATGATTTCATAATAGCCCTTCCAAAATCATTCATCGCATCACCAATCTTTCTGATATTAATACCAGACTTTAATAATGATCCTCTAACCCTTCTAGTTTGTATTGGAGTGAGTGCCATAATTATCTAACAGGACTTATATTAAATTGACTATAAGCACCATAAACATAAGTGTTTGTATCATTTAATGCATTTATAGATGGAACATCATTTTCTGTTCCTGAAGTTTTACCACTATTATCAAGAGAATTATTTCTAGATCTATTAATTGGAATAGGAATAATAACTGGTCCAGTTTCAACTTGTTGATTTATTTCTTTATATTGAATTTCTTTTAAATTTTTAGCTTCAGGATTTGCATTAAATCTACCACTTTCATTTGCTCCAAAACTATAATCTACATCAGGAAAATTAAATTGATTATTCTTTTTCCAATCCTCATAAGAATCATACTCTACTGGCTGATTATCTATTTCTATCTGATCTTGCGGTGTTCTTGGTTTACCCTCCTCATTGACATCTATTTCTGGTCCAACTAAAAAATCAGGCATCGTAAAATTATCAAGCCAAGTACGAGGATTAACCCAATTAAAATCTCTTTTCTCAGGTATAAGTTGTTGCCTCTGATCACTACTATTACTATTGTCTTCTGATTGAAATACCTCAGTATCATTTGTATCCCTCTTACCATTAATATTTTTCTCTTTCCATTCATTATATTGTTCATCAACCTGTGCTATACCACCATCATTTAACTTTAGTGGTGATTTAACTATACCACCTTTATTATATCCATCACCACTACCTCTACCTGCCCAAATCCAAGCTAATTGAGGAATATTACCCATTCTGTTAAGAACACCACGGAAAATATTACCAAGCCAAGCAAAAGGAGTTCTTATAAGTTTACCAAGAGTAAGTCCTTTTGTTCTAAATGCTATTCTACCTAATAATCCAACTAATTTAAATATTCCAAATTTAGCTGACAACCATAGACCACCAAGAGTAAGTAAACCACCAGCAACAGTTAATCCAATTTGTTTTAATCTTTGAGTATTACCATCAGAAAGAGCTTGTAAAGCTAATACACTCTTATCTACTAACCACCCAAAAAATAGAGTACTAAAGAATTTACCTAATGAATTTAAAGTAATTTGTGCTTTTCCAGCTATTCTAGCAAATGGTGTTATTAATGCTGCTTGTGTTTTCTTTTCTAACTCTGATTCTTGATTACTTCTAAGTGCTTCTTCTGCTAAATCATTTTGTCTTTTTGCTTCAGCAGCTTCCCTTTGTCTTTCTAGAGCAATTTGAAGTGTTAAACTATCACTTACAGTTTTTAATCCAGTTTGTAACCCCTGTATTTGTTGAGTAACAACACCAAGTTGTCTAACAACACCAGAAAGTAATAATGTATTATTTTGTATCAATCTTGGAGTAAGACTATCCTGAACAACAGGTTGTTGAGTTTGTCTATTATTAGGGGCAGAAAAAAGATTAGAAGGTACTCTATTTCTTACTGCAGTTATTCCTCCTGATATTGGTGATTTTATTTGTTCAGCCATTTGATTGTTGCTGTGCCTTTAGATTTTCTTCTTCAATATATTGTGAAAGAAGAGATAAATAAATTTCCCTTTCCCAAGGAATCATATTTTCTAACTCTGTTAAGCTATATTTATGGTGTTGCATCAAAGCAAAATTTATTTTAAAGTATGACTCAAGATCTTCATGAGCCATACTTACCCGAAAAAACTTTGCAATCCCTCCAACACAACTTCACTTTCAACATTTGTGTTTGGATTAGTCACCTTTACCTTATGAGATAACTTAGGCATAGTTTCAAAAAAAGTTTCAATATCTTTAAACTGTTTAGAATTTAAAGATCCAACAAAATCATTCAACTCCTTTGGTGTACAATCAGATCCTGCCCAAGACTCTTCTTCAGAATATACTTGTTCAATACAAGAAGAAATTAACTTAAAAGTATCATCAACATTTATATCACCAGATTGAAAATTAGTTTTTATAAATTCATCCATAGAAGGATACTTCATTCTCATTGAATATTCATCATCTAATTTTATATCAGCATTATGTTTATCGTTAATTTGAACCTTTATATCATCTAAATTAATAGTTGAAGGAACTTGAGTTTCATTATCATCAGGACAAGTTATTGTAACTTCAACTTCTTCACCTACAGATTTACCTCTAACATTTAAAAATAAGTATTCAATATCAAAAGTTGCTAAAGATTCTACTTTAATTCCTCTAGTCAAAATACATGCTTTTAAAACATCTTTAACAGCAATTGCAATTTGTTTAGGATCATTTGATTCCATTGCAAGAATAAGAATCTTTTCCTCTTTAACTAAAAATGGACGAAACTTAATTTTCTTTTTTGATGAAGGTATAACCAACTCATATGTCGGTGTCGAAATCTTTGGTAAAGGCATAATATGCTCAATTCAGTAATTTTATTTATAGTACTATTTTAAAAATTATCCATAGTAATTACGTGTTCCAACAACTTGATCTGGATGGAAATCACCCCAAGTACCATCAAAATCTGTAGATATTGGTGCTTTAGTATTATTAGTATTAACTTGAGTGTTACCAGCAGGACCATTAAGTATACTTACATACTGCTTACCTTCACCTTGAGTGTCTAAGACATTAGGTAAATTATAAGGTCTTTCATTATAAACATTTGAACTATTATTAAGATCTGTACCCCTAAACTCAGCAGCAGTAGTAGCTTCTCCGCAGATATAACGGTCATAACTAAAATTACAAGTTGCTTTTAAAACTTGAGAATTTTGATATGTTACTCTTGTAGAGTTTAAAGATATTGGAAATAATCCAATAAATTTATATTCTAAAAATTGTCTATAATTCTTTTCAAATTTAACAATTTTAGTCTCATTAGATTTATAAAGAGAAGGATATCTCATTTTAAAATGATAAGAACCTGGATTCTTAGTATCTCCAGGATTAGCACCAGAAATATATTCCATCCAATGCTCTAAAAACTTTAATGACTTATATAAATTGTCAACATAAAATTCTAAAGATATTTGAGTAAAATTTCTAGTATGAGCAAATCTTTCAACAACACCTTGATAATTACCAACAACATCAGAAGTAGCAAAAGCACTACCTGGTAAAGAAGCACCACTACAAAGCAATCCAATATCCTCACCAGCAAATCGAAAATCTATTCCTTTTCGTCTAAGATGATCTGCTAAAGAATATCCATCATTATTATAATGAGGAGGCAACCCAAACTTAACTAAGTAATTAGAAGTTTGAGCAACATTCTGAAATTTTGGTAATATCTGAGATATTTTCTTTGGGATTGGTGCTGGCACTCTAAATAGTCTTACTATATCATTTCTATTTAGATGGCTTATAAAGGAAAATATTATCCAACTTTTCCTCACAAGTATAAAGGTGATCCTACTAATATAATATTTCGATCATTATGGGAAAGAAAATTCATGGTTTACTGTGATAATAATGCGAATGTATTAGAATGGAACAGTGAAGAAATTATTATTCCCTATACATTTGAGGGAAAACGTCGAAGATACTTTCCAGATTTTTATATGAAATTAAGAGAATCGACTGGAACAATACAAAAATATCTTGTTGAAGTTAAACCACTAAAACAATGCCATCCACCAAAAAAACCAAAAAGACAAACTCCTGGTTATATACGTGAATGTTATACATATGCCACAAACCAAACAAAATGGAAAAGGGCAAGAGAATGGTGTGCTGATAGACAATGGCAATTTAAAGTCATCACAGAGAAAGAACTTGGTATAAGTTATGGCAAGAAGAAGAGCTAAAAGAAGAACCCGTGGTGCTTCTTATGAAGAAGTAAAAGCAAAAATTGACGCTAAAGAAGGAATTAGATTAGCACCAGTTTTACAGGATTTAATTGGAAATGAAGATCCTGATGATCTTATGGTTAAAGTTACAGATGCTTTAGAAGCAGAAAATCCAAGGGGAGTTCAAGCAGGGAAATACTATACATTCATATATTATGCTAAAACACCACTCATTCAATATGATCAACACCCATTGGTAGCAGTATTTGATGTATTTGATTGGGGTTTTCGTGGATTAAACTATCATTGGAGCGAAACCAAGTCATATACATGGGATGAAGTGATGAGTGGATTGTATAATATTAAACCAATAGAGTTAAGAGCAGCAAGAACAATACCATATCAGAAGATCATTACTAAATAACTCAATAAAGTAGTATAAGTATGGCTACACTAGACGCAACAAGTATATTAGATGGTGCTCAAGATCCAACAAATTTAGTTGGTTCCCAAAATACTGTTGTTACAAAACAACCAAAAAATAATTCAAGACGTGCTGATGTTTTAATATATCCTTCAGCCAGAGATGTAAGAGAGTATGAAGATAGTTTTATGATAAAAGCTATCAAATATGTAGTTCCTCAAGACGGTGAAGGTGTAGGTGTTAATATAGTAAGTAACGCACCAGGTAGAGAAAGTGGGCAAGCATATTTACTAGGTCATAGAAATTTTCCAGATAAAGAAAAACAATCATTAATCAAACTTTATAAAGAAAAAACTGGGAATGATGGTACATTTGGTGAAGCCTTAAATTACTATGAAGGATATGGAGACATGTCTTTTGAAGCAAAACATGCTCAATTAAAAGTAAAAAATCAAGATAAAACAGATATAATTGAAAAAAGAGGTCATAACTTAGAAACAAAATATTTTATAGAATTACCAATCCCCCAACAACTAAGCGATACTAATTCAGTATCTTGGGGTGATGAAACTATGAATATTTTTGAAATGGCAGGTTTAGCAATAGGTAAAGCTGCTATGGAATTGGATGGTGTTGGTGTAGGGCAAATATCAGCAGCAATAAATGCTATGACAAAAGGTATGGATCTAGACATACAAGATGATGTAAGTAATTCCATAAAAGCAGCACTATCAGGACAAGCAATGAGTGCTCTTGGATCAACATTAGATGTTAACTCCATACTATCCAGAAGTACTGGAACAGTTTTAAACTCCAATTTAGAACTTTTATTTAGAGGTGCAAATTTAAGAACATTCCCGTTTGATATAACATTCTCACCTAGAAGTCCAAAAGAAACAAAGGTAGTAAAAAATATAATTAGAAAACTAAAACAATCTATGGCAGTAAGAAGAGGTGCTGTAAATAAAAGTTTTGGTGGTGAAGCAAGGCTCTTTTTAGGTGCTCCAGATTTATTCCTACTAAGATATTTAAAAAGTGGAAAAGATCATCCATTTTTAAACGTATTTAAACCATGTGCCTTAACACAATTAAATGTAAATTATACAGGAGCAGGAACTTATTCAACTTATGGAGATTCAACACCAACTAATATACAAATAAGAATGGTATTTAAAGAAGTCAACCCAATATATGCAGAAGATTATGATGAAGACGTAGCAGGACCAGGAGTAGGATTCTAATGGGATACTTTAATCACATACCAAATGTAGCTGTAGCTTCACATCTTCCAAATAAAAGATCGTCAAGTGAATATATTATTGCCAAAAATATATTCAGAAGAGTTAAAATATTAAATTCATTGTCTGATAAAGTATCATTATTTAATAAGTATGAAATATATGAAGGTGATAGACCAGATACAGTAGCAAATGAACTATATGGAAACTCTAGTCTAGACTATATTGTTATATTGTCAGCAAACATAACAAATATTAGAGATGAATGGCCACTATCAAATTATCATTTATATCAATATGCCTTAGATAAGTATGGTGAAAGTGAAATTAATGCTCTACATCATTATGAAACAGTAGAAGTTAGAGACAAACACAATAGATTAATTATACCTGCTGGACTAACCATAGATACAGATTTTACAATTGATGGTCCAGGTAAACAATTTCCTCCAGGTACTGAATGGAAAGCAATAAGAGAAACTGGAAATTTATCATTAACACAGGATACTTTAGGTGGAAATGCTTCTGATTTATTAAACACAATTGCCGTAGGAATCAGTAATTTTATCTATGAAACAAGAAAAAATAATCAAAAAAGGCAAATTAACGTACTAAAAAAAGAATATGTACAACAATTCGTAGAAGACTTTATAAGAATTATGAAGTATGATAGAAATTCTCAATATCTTAATAAGAATCTAATTACAACAGAAAATACTACTTTAGTTGATTAGACATAAAAAAGACCCACCCGAAGGTGAGTCTTTCCAATATTCAGGCTCTCTTGGATCATCTTTCGGATCCCAGTAGAAAAACTTCATCTGGGATAATCGACAATGTTTAAGAGGCTTGATTTTCATTAACTTTCTGCTAATTTAGCAAAGTATGATAATGCGTCATCGTCATCATCTGAAGCAGATGCTTTAGATACAGATTCTACTGTCTCAGCAACAGGAGCAGATGCTCTC